GTCATTATCCCAACCAGAAGGCATGCCATTGTAACCAATAGAAATGATGCGGTCATTCTTTACAATAATTGCACCGACATGAAGGCGTCTAGCAGAAGATAGTTCTGCATAGACTTCAGCAGCTTTCATGTGTGCATCGATAAATTTCTGTTTCATGCTAAAAACGCCAATGGTACTTCAATCTTTCTTAATCCATTTGCATAGAAGAAGAACGGAACAAATCTCTCATTAAGGAAACCAGGATATCTCCAAGGATGAATCTCTGTACAATTGTACTGTTTAACATTCTTGTCAGGGAATGTCTCACTACAATTTTTCCAAATGTATTCCATAATGTCAAAATATTCTCGCACAAGTTGTTTGTATCTGAAATTCTCCATCACATAAACACATTCATAGTTACAAATACTATAATCTGTAAACCAAATCATATGTCTTTCATATTCAGGAAATAACTTTACGATAGCTTCTTTAAAGAGTTCCCAATATTCTGGTAGTTGTGATTCTAGATATTGTGCTTCAATTGACTTGTGCATATACCTGAATCGACTACAAACAACATCAGCTGATTCTAAGTATTCTACAATCTTATCGTGTTGTGCATCAGAGGACAACATCTTACATGCTTCTACGGAAGAAGGAACAATCAGTTTTTCTTCCATGTGGCCAACACCTTGTAATGGTGCAAGGTATCTACGATAAGAACCAACACCTAGATATTTTGTCTGAAAATCATTGTATGCCAAATAGTAATCAGTTGCTTGTTGACCTAATGCCTTGAGAAAGGATGTTTCATCAACATGAGAGTAATAACCACGATATTTACGGACGGTTCGATTGAAATCTAAACCTTCTTTGTAAACATTGGTGTAGCGGTCATCATTTGGATGCCACTCTGTTGGTGCTGAACCTCCAGCGTATGCAGGTACAACCCAACTAGAATCAAAGTTGAATGCATACTCTTTGTGAGTATGATTCATTAATTTCACTTGTGCCATAATTTTCCTAAAGAGGGCCGAAGCCCTCTTGGTTAAGCTACTTCTTTTTCTTGAAGCAACTGTGCCTTAGGTAACTTTAAACTGTTACCAATTTCAATTTTACGTGGTTTCTTATTCTCAGGAATAACATTCTCCAAACCAATGCGTAGAATGCCATCTTTGAATTCTGCACCACGTACTTCAATAGTATCAACCAAGCGGATTGACTTAGTGAACGAGCGTGTTGCAATACCACGATACACATACTCAACATCCTCTTTTTCTTTCTTTTCACCTTTAACAATTAGAACACCGTCATCCAATTGGATATCGATTTCGTCTTTGCTAAAACCAGCAACTGCCATTTCAACGACATAGTGACTGTCATCTACTTTGAGTACGTTGTGTGGTGGGAAAGCATTGAGTTTAGGTGCAGCCTGACTTTCAACGATTCTTTCGAGCTCGTTGAATAGTTGGTCAAAGCCGACAAACTGAGGATATAATGTTGTAAAACGTGTCATAGTTTTTCTCCTATTAAGCGAGTTGATAAAAATTGATACCCCGAAGGCATATCATCCTGCTTACTTTATACAGGGACAATTAACGTATGTCAGTTCAATTGCACGGACGCCTTGTTACCGTAGCATCAAACGGCCCTAAGGTGGGTCTCTACAATTATTTAGTAATTATATCAAAAGCTTCTTTATTTGCAAGGTAAACTCGGTTTGGATTTGCCGGGTCAAATACCTTAATGAACGTAATTATGCCATTGACCACAGTATCTTTGAGGTCAAAGCAATGTACAACTTCTCCAGTATATCTGTTTTTCAATTTCGTCACTTTTTTCATAATTCACCATTTTAATAATCCTGTGTTTTCTTGCCAATGTTATACTTTGCTATAAGTTCCCATTGGTCTTTTTCTTTAAAGGATATAATCTTAATCTGATGTAGTGGTGCAATGTTGTCAACTAAGATATGTTTGTTCAATACCTTGATTAGACCCCATTCTTCCAATAAATTAGCGATAGCGTTACGTCTTTGAATATCATTCTCTGAAATATTGGATGGCTTACCATCCAACGCAAATAATTCTTTAAAGTGTACAATATAATACTTGCCTTGTTTGTGTAGAATGTGGCAAGATTGATAGAGTACCTTCTCTTTACGTGAAGAAACGCCAATTCTAGTTAGCGTTTCACGTACCTTTAAAAAGTCATCTTGTTCATTGAGTGAAACCTCAACGAACTTTGATAAATCAACCATATCATTTCCTTAATCCACCGGTATCGGTTTTTTCTTTTAGTTCTTGGATTTGTTCTTTGCTGAGTAAACGCAGAGCGTCACGAGCTTTTGAGTCAGAAAAATTATAGATTTGCTTTATACATTCCAAATCACCACTCTTTTCAACTTTAGCCCACTTAGCAAACGGTCTTTTCTGTGACCGTACGGTATTTAGAAGGAAATCATTTTGTAGTTTTTTATCAAGGAAATGCCTGCGATTAATTTCATTGGCATACATGATACAGTCCTTATGATAGGAAAGACTGCGGTTGACCAAAAAGGGCGTATACTCCTTTTCAGTAATTTCATCAACAATCAATTGCTTCTTGTTTTGCAAGATAGCGTTAACATAATCAAATGGATTCATAATTTTACTGCTTAACCAAATATTTAGTATCCGCAAGATTTAGAGATTTCACGGACGGTTCGCCGGCGCTCAATTTACTACCATGCGGATCAGGCCGATGGAATCAATAGTCACCAATAGCATGTAGTTAGCCAACATGCCAAAAGATTTCCTAGTCCAAGCAGCCCAAGCATAGAGGCCACAGCCGAGGATCCAAATAGGATACAGAGTAAATAGGGGCGGGCTGGGGACTGTGAGAGCCATGGTAATCGAACACCCAATACTAATGCACCAAGCAAGCAGCTCAATGCAAAAGCGAACACGATGAGAACGCCAGTCATCTTTAATCCATTCTAGTGTAGGTTTAAAAAGGTCTATAATCATACAAACTCACAGTTGACCATAATCTCGGTCAGGCAAGCCACAGTATTAATCTCTTGGTCAGCAACGAATGCAGCCTTGTATTGATAATCAGCCAGAATCAACACAGCCTGTGGAATAGACTGAGGTTTCATAACATCATACATTGAATCGTACAGCTTGCGGTACAGGATATTAGAATCAATATCGTTTGTAGCAACCCACTTACGAATGGCACCAAAGTCTTTCTCACGGATAGATTTGACAATCTCAGCAATGGAGATATCACCAATCTGTGCCAAGATACCACTATCAATCTTACCAAACTGAGAATACCGCTGTAGTTCATTAATGATACGGCGGAAGTCTGGAAAGTGTTTCTTGATTAGTTCAGCAATAACCTTGTCATCAAAGTCGACCGATTCACTTTGCAAAACCGACTGAATTCTCTTAAAGAACGCAGTAGCCATCTTAGCCTTCTCACCATTCTTTAGTGAGAATTCAATAACTGCACAACGTGAATGCAATGGTTCAATGATACGATTCTTGTAATTACAAGTAAAGATGAACGAACAGTTACTTGCGAATTCTTCAATCGCATTACGCAAAGCAGGTTGCGTTGAATTTGGATTTAGATAATCAGCCTCATCAATGATGATGACCTTGCGGCCACCAGTCAAACTCATTGACGATGCATAGTTCTTAATCTTGGTTCTGAATGTGTCAATACCTGATTCGTCAGAACCATTGATTACTAGGTAATCGCAGCCGACTTCGTTGCAAAGTGCTTTGGCTACGGTCGTCTTGCCGACACCCGCCCCACCAGCCAGAAGAAGGTTTGGAATGTTCTTCTGGTTTACATACTCCTGAAATGGTTTCTTTAGACGTTCTGGTAGAATACAATCTTCGATTGTCTTTGGGCGATACTTCTCTGTCCATAACAAATGTTCCATAGGAACCTTTCACGTAAATCATAATAAAAAATAAAAATTATTGTTCGTTCAAACGAGCAATAACATCAAGGTAAGAGTCAGTAACCTGAAACTGGATTCCATTGACTGTGAAGATACTGGTAGATTGAGTAACTTCATTAGTCTCCTGATTGGTCAAGATGGTTTCAAAAACTGAAACCACATGCCTACTATTGATTGCAATTGAAGTTGAAGCATTACCTTCAAATGCATTAGTAAAAAATTTCATTGCCATTTTAGTTCGCCTTTTCAAATTTACTACCTTGTTCAGTAGTAATCCAGTATTGTAGTGGTACATTTGAGTTCTTAAAGTTTGAAATACCCTTTGAAGAAATGGATACATCATAAGAACCAGGCAATACCTTAGCCAAGTTTTCTGTCTTAAACACCATACGATACTTGTTGCCGTTACCAGCAACATCTAGTTTAAGTGAGTCGGTGTGTGCTGAGTCATTTGCCAAATCGATTGTGATAATATTCACATCTGTACCATCAGATTCGATAGCAACTTGTGGTGAAGACAACACAGAAGCGGCACGGAGAATCCAGTCAAAGTCTTCAGAGGTCAACTTGAATGTAATCTCAGCCTCAGGCATTGTGAGAGGCTTCTCAGGCGGTGTGTTAATCATAGTAGGGTCGCAGAAGCGATACTTGATTTTACTACGACCTTTGTTGCCAACGATTACAACATGTTTATCATCAAAGTCAAATGATGTATCGTCTTTATGTAGAGAAACCACAGACAAGAAGTTGTTTAGGTCATAAACACCAAAGTCTGTAGGAATTTCTTCGCTGATTGTAACTTCAGCAAGAATGTTCTTGTGTGAAGAAACAGTTTTTAGGGTCTTGCCCTGTTTGAACAGTAGACCTTGGTTGATTGAACCAAAGTTTTTCAATACTGATAGTGTATCACTAGATAGTTTCATAATATACTCCAAAAAAATTAATCATTCACAGAATAGATTGTATCATGTTCATAGAGAAACATGAGGCAACACATAGCATGAGCAAGGTGATGTTTGCCAGATTCGGGGTCTAGAACCTCACCGCCTTTATATGCCCACAAATGTCTCTGTAGTGCATCAAAATACCTGCGCTTTGAATCAGGTACTTTTTTCCAATTATCACGTTCATACTTCTGAGCACCAAAGGTAAGAACATCAACCGTAGCTTCCAATGCTTTTGGTGGTAGCAAACCAAATTCTAGTTTGTTA